AATTTACATTCTTTGATATCGTAAAAGAATCTGGAATATATTCAATTTTTGTAGTGGCAGTATGGGAAGTTCCAACCAAACCTCTCTTAACTCTGAGAATGTTTAGATTGGGAAATATATTTAATACTTGTAAAGTTTCAGATCCAATTCCAACACTGCTGCCAATAGAAATAGAACCTGGAATTTGAGATACGTATATTTCCGTAGTTGCTGCTCCGGGAGATGCATTGGACCCAACTATTGGTGAGGAAAGATTGGAATAGAAAGAACTAATTCCAATTTGAAAAGTATTATTTAATTGAGATAAATCACTACTAAATCCGGAAATGGTTACATACTCTTTATCTCTGAGATTGTGTTGAGGTAAAATTGAAACTTTTACTCCATTTTCTCCATTCCAAGTAAAGATGGCATCATCATAAGTTTCTACCGAAGTTTGTATATCATATACATTTTTTCCTAAAATTGAAGTTATTTTTGCAATAACTCCATCACCATTAGTTCCAGTGCTATCAAAATTTAAGGAATCGTTTACTTTATATCCTGTGCCTGAATTGAGAATATTAATTTTTTCTATCGGTCCTTCTGTAACAGACTCAATAACTGATTTTTGTCTTGAAATTTCATTAGTTTCAATTAAAAAATCATTATTTGCGGAGGAGTCGGATACTTTATATGGAAAAGTATTTCTAAGTAAATTAGAATTTTCAAAATTAAATTCTTGATTTAATAGTTTATTTTCATCTAAAGTATTTGTTCTATATTTGTCTCCAATAAAATATGGGAATTGTGGGTTTCCATTACTATCAATGGTAGCAAAATATGCATAAACACCATTAGGAAAATCTACTGTTTTTGTAAATCTGCCATTATGCTTGTCCAGATTTCCAGAATTTGTATACTCATAATCTTCAATGAAAAATCCATCGTCAAATCCGGAAGGTCTATCAATAATTCTAAAAGAATTTTTAATATATCCCGATTCTAAACGTATTGGACCAGAACTTGTATCTAATACATCAGAGTTTGCAAATGGTCCATATATTGGATTTCCATCATATGCCCAACCAATTATCCCAGAAACTTTACTCTGAACATCTTTAAATGTAGATCTCAATTCAGTGTAATATCCAGAAATAGAATATTGTAATTTATTTTTAGTTTCTTTTAATATTTCATTTCCATACTTATTAACATTATTAACACTCAACGATCTAACTTCAGTATCAAAAATAACACCAGACCCACTAGGAATGACTCTAATGGAAGTGGAGGTGCTAGAATATCCTATACCAGTATTAATAATTTTGACATCTGTTATTTTTCTGGATGTTGATATAACTGGTCTTAATGAAGCACCAGATCCAGATCCACTGGAATCTATAACTTCTAAGTCAGGAACAGAAAAATATTCTGATCCCCCAAACTGAATATTTACAGCATTGACAATTCCCCCAACTATGATAGGTTTTAACTGTGCATTCTTTCCATTTTTTAAAGTAATTAAAGGTTTCTTTTCAAAATTAATAGCACTTGATCCATATCCAGTTCCTGTCTCATAGATATACGCATCAATAATGCTACCCCTTACTAAAGGAGTTACTGATAATGTTCTATTAGATACAGTTGTTCCGACACCTACAGATGTAAATTCAATAGAAACGGAAATATCAGGATAAGCAAAATTTTGATATCCAACTCCCGTTGAAGATAATTTGACAAAATTGTTTCTTTCATAATTTAGTGGAGACGTTCCACCAACTCCAGCATTAGCGACTTTAAATGAATCATTATCAATTTTTATAATTTGATAATGAACTGATGTCGTTGTTATTCCTGTTGAAGTTGATAAACCAGTAATTGATGTTCCATCAGTGGAATAAAGAATTAAATCTCCATCAGCAAATCCATGATTTTTAAAACTAATTAAACCATTTGATGTAGTTATTCCTGTTGGAGAAACTATTAGTTTTCTATTAGTATATCCACTTCCACCATTAATTACGTCAACAGAAGAAATTGTTTTAGTTTTTTCTTTTGTCTTAAATTTATGAATACCAGTGGTATAAAGAGTGCTAAGACCTACAATGTTATTATTTGAAGAGTAATCATCATATGATTCAAATAATTGAACTGTGGTGTTATTATCAACTTTTATAAAATAAGAACCATCGCTAACTAAAGATGAAGTTCCTATTCCAACTCCAATTCCTGCATTTTTGTTAGAATCGTAAATTACTTCTTGACCATCTGAAAAATTATGGTCTGTTAAGAAAGTTATTTGATTTGTATTATTGTCTATTCCACCACCCGACGATATTAATTGTCCATCAAAATTTACTTCTCTAACTCTTTTACCAACTATTGCCTTAAGATCAGCTCCAGTACCATTTCCGCCAATTACTTCAATTGAGGTGACATTATCAATATCAAAATTTTGAATATCAACATCGACCCTTTCGATAGACCCCTGAATTACTGGACGGCATAATGCAGTTGTCCCCAAACCAGCAGAAACTAATAATTGCGGCAAATTAATCACATCATAATTACTACCACCATTTAATACTGTTATAGAATTTAAAGGTCCATAATAAATTTTATCTCCAGATTTATAATTTGCAACTTCAACACCATTAATTAACATACCAGTAGTTCCCGGTATAGTTAATTCTCCTTTTCCATTTTTATTATTTGGAGGGATAGGGAATTTTTTAAGAAGTTTTTGTGCTCCTATTTCTCCAACTCTATGTTCAAATAAAGTAAAAGTATGCTTATTCATTCCGGAACTTGGAACTGAAAAAGTTACAAATTCAGTGGATCCTATAAAAGATGAAGAATTATACAACCTAATAGTTTTTTTATCGGATGCTAAAACTTCAACAAAATAAGATCCTTCAACTAGTCCTTCTAGAGGATCTACATCTGGTTTGTATAATATTCTATCTCCGGTAAGAAATGGTGCATTTTCGGAGAAAGTAATAGTTGTGTAATTATTTGATTGATTAATATTTCCTAAACTTACTTCCGAATCTATAAACGCAGAATTAATGTTTTTAGTTATTTCATATGTAAAAGATGTAGTAAGTCCCGCTGTTGAAGAAGGTAGCGAATTGGATGCAACATATCCAAAATTTTCTGTGCTATCAGTATATACATTTTGAATATCTCCTAAGATAACAGAATTTCCATATTCTATGGGCGCACCTGTACTTCTTGCTTTATTGATTTTTCTTCTTAAACTGTACTCTACATTGGAACTTGGACTAAAAGTAAAGTTGTCCAAACTAATTGATTTTTTATCAGGAGAAATATCAACTACATGAGTAATGCTTGAAGATAATGTGGGAAATACTACTTTTCCTACATTATTATCACCACTTTCTATAATTTCTACACTATCCCCCTCTTTTAGACTAGATTTGTCTATTTCACTTTTTAATGTCAATGATAAATTAACACCAAAATCTTTTATTTCATAAGATGAACTAGTATTGTATATCCAGGAATTTGCAAAAATTTCTTTATATGTTCCGTTGCCGATACTTGGGTTTAAAATTAAATCGCCAATATTATTAACAGAAATTGTATCACCTTCAGAAATATCTAAATCATCGGATACCTGAATAAAATTAGACAATACTCCAGTTAATCTTATTTCTACTCTTTTATCTGAATCCCCATCTTCATAACCAAAATAAATTTCATCTGATCTGATATTACTTGCAGAAGAGATTGTTGATGCAACTCCTGTACATCCGATAAATTGATTAATAGTTTTATCAGAATAAGTTACACTATTGATACCAGAAATAACCATTCCGGTTTGTGCAAAACCAATTGTAGAGTCTACGGTAATTACAGAAGCACCTATGGCAACAGTTTCAATATTTTTTGTACTAGGTGTAATGTTAAAATTTCCCTGAATTGTTGAAGATTCATCATATCCAATAAAAAGAGATAATTTAAAATATTGATTATTATTTCTGGTAAAAGGTTCTATTTCAGATATTGCTGCTGTGGTTCCAGAATCTGTAGATTTAGTTATTGTTTGTCCTACTAATTTTGAAGGATCTCCACTAATTACTTCAGCAATTGCAACTTCTCTTCTGAGATACTCCGCAGAAGATGGTTTAATTAAATAATCCTCTAAATTTACTACTCTTGGTGTTGCTCCATATAAAACATTAAATAAGATTCTAAATGATTCGTCAGTTCCTTTTGATTGATAGAAAGATTTTGCTTCTTTTATAAAATTTCCAGCATTTAATTCTTTCGCAAAATCAACGTCCTCTAATCCAGGCGCAAAAGTATATTTTAATTTTTTATAAAAATCTCTTAAAAATAAAGAACTTAAATTATATACTGTCGCATCTTTAGTATGATTTTCTTTTGAGGTGTCAGAAAATACAAGTTCCTCTTGATTTAACTCGCTATGATATGAAGTAATGCCACTAAATCCACGTTGACATCCGGTGAATGAATTTGTAGTGATTCCAGTATAGGTTATAACCTCATTATTAATCTTAAATAGGCCGTATTGCCCAGGAAATCCTTTAGTGCTATTTACGGCGATTGTAGTGTCCGTAGAAGAGATTCCTGAAGTAACATGGGTGCTATCAACTATAACTTCTGGAGTTAAGTTATCTAATTTCAGATATTGATCCAAATTATCGGCAATATCAACTGGTCCACCTTGATATTCCTGAGAAATATAATATTGCTTTAAAAATTCTACTGTTTTTGGATTTTCATCCAAAATAAACTCAGGCAGTTGATTGTCAATAATTTGTTGAATCTTGACTTTAGATTCAAATCCAGTCTGTATCATACTACTCTCTTATTAGATTCCCGTTTAAGTAACTTGATGTGTAATAGTCTCTAGTAAATACCGTTCCCGATATTTCGTCTCCTGATGAAATAACATCCTTCACCATATTTATTGAACTTTCCGAGATGTTAAAATTGAGATACAAATCTTTCAATCCAACCACATCATTTGACTCCGGAAAAGCCTGAATTTCAATAATATTGTTTTGTTTTTCTGTTGAAGTAATTTTTATGGTGCCAATATTAATTTCGCCTTTAATATAATCAACAGTCCCTGCTGATTTTACAACAACTCTTGTCGATTCATTACTAACTGGTTTTACGATTGACAAAATTCCTGTCATTCCATCAGAATTGGGAATATCTGTCAAATAAACAACATCTGGATCAGATGCAATTCTAAATCCGGTCGATTTAATGTTATATCCAGTTGAATTTACATGAAATCTATTTCCATAGCACAATTCATACTGTGCAAATTGATTTACAACTGCTTTTAAGTCTCTTCTAATCCTAACCTTGGTAATATTGGAAGTTATAGAAGTATTAGTATTATCAATAATTTGTTGAATTTTACTATATCTAAACCTTCCGCCAAATTTGTTAATTTCTAGAGAATTTGAATATGTTTTGAGGGTATTCAACACTCTTGTTTTCAAAGTTTCGGCAGTTGATATTCTTGAATAGTCATAATAAACTGAAGAATCAATTTCAACATATAAAATTTTAAGATCTGTGATCTTTTGGTTTATTCCAGAGACAGTATATTGTTTTAATTGTGATAAAATTCTAGATTTATTGAAATCGGAGACAAAAGTTCCATTTTTTGGTTTAATGCTAATATTCACGGTGCCAAATTGTGGTGGAGTCATCTCTTCTCCACCAATCACAGCAACAGATTCTGTGTCCGGATAAATGCTTTTAATAATTGCCTCATAATCACGACCCGTTACTGCTCTAGACTGTGCAGAATATATTTTTGGGGCGTAGTATCTAACCGAATCAACAGATTCAATTTCAGATCCATTCTGAGATGCTTGATTTAACGTGATTGTTATATCAGATGGATTAATATTATTGTTTTCTGATGTCAAAAAACTTCCAGCTATGGAAAAATTGGATACTCCGTTGCCTTCAATACCATTTGATATAATATAATTGGCAGTAATTATATTACCATCAGAATTTTGATCGGTTCCAAGTTTTTTTCCTATTAATCCATCGCCAAAAAGCAATTGATATTTTTCATCTTGTATCTCTTGAAGAAGATAAATCTGAGAACTTGGAGTTACATTGATGATATTATCAACTAAGGAGTATTCAATCCCAATTCCTATGTCATTTTCCTTTTTGATATAAACTTTTAAACTGGAAGTATCAACGAATGAATTATCAATAATAAATTTTTGATCAAGAGAACCATCATATAAGAATTGTTTGGTTAAATATGTACCCTCATAAATTTCAATATTATCAAAAGTTGCAACTCCATTAACAAAACCTCTAGTAAGATCTTCGGGTATTGAAAATACGTATGAAGTATTAGCAGAATTGCCGGTGCATACAAGACCTCTCTGAAGCGTCACCTGAGCAGATGAATCTCCATCAGGTCTTTGTATTGAAAATGATATTTGCGCCCTTGCAGAGGTTCTGGAGCGGGGTACATAACCAATATTTCTTGCTAAAGAAACAACATTCTCTCTAAGGGTGGCAGAATCCAAGAAGGATTCATTCACAATCATGTTTGAGTTAAATGCTGTGATATATGTGTTATATGCTAGAGTGTCTATTAAGACAGAAAAGTTGGATCCCTCAAAATCAAAATCGGTAAAAGTTGAATTTGCACGAAGATAATCCTTAATGGATGTTTTTATCTGATCAAAATCTAGATTTGTATACTTAGTAAAAGGCATATTATCTCGTTGCCTCTAAGAGGAAAGAAAATTCTTGAGTTGGAAACTCTTGTCCGATGATATCGAAAATGATTGTGGCATTAAATGTATTCCTGTCCGGAAAAGGATCAACCTGGACCTGTACATTATCAATTCTTGGTTCAAAGTTTTCAAGTGCAATCTCTATTTGATTTTGAATTACTGATGCAGTACCAAAATCAACAAATTCGAAGAGACTACTTCTGACTTCAGATCCCAATAAAGAATTAAAAAATCTTTCAGTAGGAATAGTTTCTACTATATTTCTTACGGATCTACGAATCGCACTTTCATTTTTCAGTATTTGTAGATCTTTAGTAATAGGATGTGCATCAAAAGACAAACTAATGTCTTTAAATGCTCTTGATATCCTTTGAATGGCCATTGACAAGGAGTTTTTCTTTATTTATAACTTAATAATTAGGAATTTGATCCTCGTTTTTATGTTCTTTGGCAGTTTTCCAGAAATAATTGTCATCATTGCCAAGTCCATCACGGTCATGACCGTTTTCTACCTGGTAATAAACAGTCGAAACTTTAAAATCTGGGACCTTTGGTGTCTCTGGTGTCAGACTATTATCAAAAATACGAGTTCTATTATTTGGATAGAGACAGAACTGTCCATTATCAAGTTCAATTAGGTTATGAGACTTATGTTCTGATGGATTTTCACTGGTCGAATAATCAATTGCATCAGCATCTTGATGGTAATTATCAATCGTGCAAACATAAGTACCCGTTTGAGTTCCATAATCACGAGTATAAACTTCAAAATGCATTGAACCAATAAATTGCTTTTGAATCGTAGTAACACCATAATCCATACAATTCCAAAATTGTAGGTTATGAAGTGTCATATCTGGTTTTGGTGTCTCCGGAGACGAGACAAACGCGCTGATAGGCAATTTGTCATACATTGCGGCATACTCTGGTAAGTATGTTTCAAAATAAAAAGCACGCCCAGGCATCGATTTAACCGATACCCAGACGCCCTTTACAAATTCACCATGTCCACTTTGATGGTCCGTTAGA